ATAAAAATAAGGGGGGGAAGGTAAAACTTCTCCCTTCTTTATTTTATATGGAAGATGGAAAATATGTCTTTACCGAAGAATTCCATTTAGAAAGAGGTTCTTGTTGTGGTTCAGGTTGTAGACATTGTCCTTATTTTCCTGCTCACAAAAAAGGAAATACTACTATATTTATAAACAATGGCTAATGGTGTTACATATGGTATAAATTTTCCCTTCAGAGATTCTTTTAGGGGGGATTACTTACAATTAACGGAATTAGAGTCACAAGAAATTAAAGCTGACTTGATGTTGTTATTGTTGACAAGGAAGGGTTCAAGATATTATTTACCACAATTTGGTACAAGATTATATGAATTTCTTTTTGAGCCTTTTGATGGTATTACCTTTGACGCTATTGAATCTGACATCAGAGATGCAATTGAAACTTTTATGCCAAACTTATTGGTTAATAGTTTAAGTATTACACCTGCTGACCCACAGGAAGAAGTGGATATTGCCACAGGTCAAAACGTTGTAGGAACAAGCGAATCGTCAATTTACCGATTCCCTGGCAAAGGTACTTCAGAGTACACAGCAAAAATAAGATTAGATTACTCAACAAATGGTTCAACATATGCTCAGAGTGATTTTGTAATTATAAATATTTAATACAAATGGCAAATAATAGAATATCATACGCATCTAGGGATTATCAGTCAATCAGGACCGAGCTCTTGAATTATACTAAAACTTACTATCCTGACTTAATCCAAGACTTTAACGATGCTTCGGTCTTCTCCGTATTCATTGATTTAAACGCCGCGATTGCGGACAACTTACATTATAACATTGACCGAAGTATTCAGGAGACTGTTTTACAATATGCTCAACAAAGGTCATCAGTTTATAACATAGCCAGAACCTACGGTTTAAAATTACCAGGACAAAGACCATCAGTTGCTTTAGTTGATTTCTCAATTACAGTCCCTGCTTTTGGTGATAAAGAAGATGAAAGATATCTTGGAACATTGACAAGAGGTTCACAAGTTGTTGGAGCCGGAATTGTTTTTGAAAATGTTTATGACATTGATTTTGCTTCACCATATAATTCTCAAGGTTTTCCCAATAGATTAAAAATACCAAACTTTAACTCAAATAATATTTTAGTTAATTATACAATCACAAAAAGAGAAATTGTTGTAAATGGTATTACAAAGGTATTCAAACGAGTTATTGGTGCAAATGATGTTAAACCATTCTTTGAATTATTTTTACCTGAAAAAAATGTGTTAGGCATTACAAGTGTATTATTAAAGAATGGTACACAATATACAAACACACCAACAACTGCAGAGTTTTTAGGTGTTGATAATAGATGGTATGAAGTGGATGCATTGGCTGAAGATAGAGTCTTTATTGAAGACCCTGCAAAAGTTTCTGACCAACCTGGTATTAAAGTTGGTAAGTATATCCAAACTCAAGATAGATTTATTACCGAATATACACCTGAAGGATTTAAGAAAATGACATTTGGTGGTGGTACCAATACCGCACAAGACCAATTGAACCAGTTCACAACTTTAGGTACAACATTAGAACTTCAAAAATATTCTAACAATTTCTCATTAGGTTCAACATTAACACCAAATTCAACATTGTTCATTCAATATAGAGTTGGTGGTGGATTGGCAACAAACTTAGGAACAAACGTAATCAATCAAATTGGTACTGTTTCATTCTTTGTTAATGGTCCATCTGAGACAACAAACTCAGCGGTAGTTAATTCATTAAGATGTGTTAACGTAACTGCGGCGGTAGGTGGAGCGGGTATTCCATCATTAGAGGAAATTAGAAACTATGTATCATTTAATTTTGCAGCTCAAAAGAGAGCGGTTACCGTACAGGATTACGAATCAATTATTAGAAACATGCCAGCTCAATTTGGAGCACCCGCAAAAGTATCTATAACAGAAAATGATAATAAAATTTTAATTCAAATTTTATCTTACGATACTTCAGGTAAATTAACCAATATTGTTTCAAATACTTTAAGACAAAACATTGCAAATTATTTATCAAACTACCGAATGATGAATGATTATATTTCAATATTCAGTGCTGAGGTTATTGACTTGAGTGTTGATGTTGCGATTGTCTTAGATTCAGCTCAAAACTCAGGACAAGTTATTTCAAGTGTTATTGATAAAATATCTGCATACTTTAACCCTCTATCAAGACAATTAGGTCAGAATGTTTATCTATCCGAGATTAGAAGTATTATTCAAAATACAAATGGGGTATTAACCGTTTCAACTTTAGATGTGTTTAATGAAGTTGGTGGTCAATATTCATCGGCAGAAACCTCTATGGAATACTCAGACCCAGAATTAAAACTTATTGGTCCTGTTGATGATACCATATTTGCTCAACCATCACAAGTGTATCAGATTAGATATCCAGGTAAAGACATTAGAGTTTCGGTTAAGAACTTCCAATCAATTACTTTTTCTTAACAAGTTTATTTATTTTTTCTTTGGATTATTATTTAATTGTGTGGGTTCACTTTAAAAATCCCGCATAAACTATTTATTAACTAAAGACATTAATGGGTCAATCATATAGAATAAGGACTGAATTAGGGGTTAACAAAACAATCAACGTACAATTAGACCAAGAGTTTGAACAGTTAGAGATTTTATCTTTAAAAATACAACAAGAAGATGTCTATATAAGAAGTTGTGCCGATTATGGAGTTATTGTTGGTAGGGTTACCGCTAACAATGGTTTTGGATTACCAAACGCAAGAGTGTCAATATTCATACCTATTACAACGGTAGATGAATCAAACCCAATTATTTCAAGTATATACCCATATAAATCACCTTCAGATAAAAATGAAGATGGATATAGGTACAACTTATTACCTTATGAAAAATCTTATTCTGTTCACGCAGCAACAGGTACAATACCATCAAGATTGGATGCTCTGACAGGAACAACCGCTGTTGAAATATATGACAGATATTATAAGTTCACGGCCAAAACAAATGATAGTGGGGATTACATGATAATGGGGGTACCATTAGGGTTTCAAACTGTTGTTATGGATGTTGACTTGTCTGATATTGGAGAGTTTTCATTGACACCACAGGATTTAATTAGAATGGGTCTTGCAACTGAAGCTCAAGTTGCGGGTAATCGTTTTAGAACATCAACAGATTTAAATTCATTACCTCAAATTATTAATTTGGTTAAAGGTATTGAAATATCACCACTTTGGGGTGACCCTGATATTTGTGACATTGCCATTAATCGTCTTGATTTTGATTTGAGAGACGAGGCAAATGTTAATATACAACCAACATCTGTTTTTATGGGTTCAATTTATTCCACTTCAGACGCTTACCGAGTTAGGAGAAATGCAAAACCTAAAGATGATATGGGTAATCTTTGTAGTTTACAATCAGGACCTGGACAAATATTAGCAATTAGACAAACCATCCAACAAGATACTATTGGTAATCCAATACTGGAACAATATCAATTAGAACAATCTGGAAATATTATTGATGGTGATGGTGTTTGGTTAACTGAATTACCAATGAACTTAGATTATTATATAACTAATGAATTTGGTGAAAGAGTTATATCAAATGACCCAACAATAGGTATTCCAACTAAGGCAAAATATAGATTTAAAATTAAATGGACTCAACCAACGGCATTAACTGAACAAACAAGACGACCATATTTTTTAGTTCCAAATATTAAAGAGTATGGATGGACAAGTTCGGTAATTGACCCAAATTTACAATTTAACCCATCGTCTAACGCAGAATTGGCTGGTTCATATTATTTTGGATTAGATTGGACCGGATACACAAATACTCAAGCGGCAATAAATTGTGATGATACTTTTTATCAATTTGACTTTAATAAAGTTTACACGGTTTCAGGGTTAATTGATGAATTTAAAAATGGTGGAAGAGGTAGGTTTATTGGGATTAAAGAAATTGACAGTCAAGATTGTGAAAGTACTATTAATAAATTTCCTGTAAATGAAGGTTTTAGAAATTTTGATTTTATTTTCTTTCTATTTGCAATTTTAATGCAATTGGTTCAAATAATTGGTATCCCATTATTAATTGTTTATCATATTGCTGCGGCAATTTTAGAAAATTATGCGAAACCTTTAATTATTGCATTAATTGGGTGGATTATTAAAAACGTTATTGCGTTTGGATTTTTGGTTGCGGTTTATATTGCGTTAATTATTGCGTCTTTTGGTGTTAGTATTGCGGGGGTAGTATCTGCGGTACTACAGTTGACCGTATGGACAATTTTGTTAATTAAAGCAAAGAAAATAAAAAAATTCATTGAACAACTAAGGTTTGGACCTTTTAAATTACCAATGGTGACTTATCCCGATTGTCAGGCTTGTGAATGTGACCCAGAGATTCTACAGTCTTCTACAAACGCCACTGAGTCTTTTTTAGTTAGTCAATTATCTAATTCATCGGCATATTATGAAAATTTAGTTAAGGCTCAAGAAAGGGCAACATCACAATCTCCAAGTGATGATACTTACGAAGCGAACAATTCATTATATGCTCAAATTTTAAGTGAGGCACTTGCAGGATTTGGTTCTAGTAATACTAATCCATCTGCATACAAAAATGGTGTGAGTTCTATTGTTACATTTCCTGACAGCGATAATACTCGAAGATTTGCTGTTTCAAAAACAATAACACCAGGAGAAAGGATAAACACTTTTAATGTTAGAAATAAATATTTCCAAGGGATTAATAGAATAAAAGCTACTTTTGCTTCAGATGTAAATAATCCTGTAGGTTTGTATCATTATGATAATACTTTAACTATATTATCACCTGAAGAATTTGAACCAGGTACTCTATTAACTTTTGTGAATCCATCATTAACCACAGATAAAAATTATTTGTGGACAGGAACTACTGGTGGTTCAGTGTTACAAGGAATAAATGGTAGAATTCAAACTGACCAATTTACTACTCAAGTAAAATATGCAATTCCAACAGATAATAGTCAAACTACGGAATCGACTACATTATATACTATACCAAGTGCAACAACTGAGTGTGTTGATAGTATTACTATAGATGTTACTACTTCAGGTACGGTGACATATAATACTTGTAATGGGGGGATTGTTATTTATAGTGCGTTAACATTAGGGTCTCATACAATAACAAATGTTAATTGTATAAGTACAACTAATTTAGGTGGTACTGCAGAATATACGGTAGTTAGTTTTGGTGAAAGTTGTCAAAGATATGTATATCCTTCAGATATTGAATACTATCAAGTACTTACTGCTATTACAATTACAACAAATATTGTTAATGGTGTACCACAATATTCAATACCTAATTTAGGTAGTGGTGTTGGGTTTTGGAACTATTTAACTGCACCAAGCTCAGTTCAAATTTATAAAGAAGTTAAAGGCAATTTAGGTAGTGATGGGTGGCTTGAAGATGGAGCACAACAAAATTTAGCCATAAGTAATTTTGCGGATTTTTCTGACTCAAAAATTTTAATTTTACAAAGAGGGGTTGACCCATATTCCCCAACGTTAATTAATCAATATGGTATTGGTAAGATATTGGGATACCCAAATGAAAACGACGTAATCATTACGGCAACAACAAAAATGAATATACCTGTTCAAAAATTACCAACAGGTTCAGTAACTACTGTTCCACAACATAACGTTCAAAATAATATTTATTTTTCATCTTATGTTTATAGTCCTGGTGTGGTAGGTTCAACAACACCTGGTTTACAATTTTCTTCATACACCACAAGTAATGTTGGATTTTATGGGGCATTAGATTCAACAACTCCCGATAGAACTATTAATTCAGGTCCAACATTTGGTAATGTTTTTGTACCAGCAACAGTATTCATTGATAAAAGTCCGTCATATGGAATAGCTAATGGTGTGGTAACCAAAACATCGAATGATTATTATTCATCCGCAATATCGGTTAGTAAGTATGATACCGCCGAGGATTTATCGGGTGGTGCAATATTAAAGTTAACTCCATTAGTTTTAAATACTATTATTTTAAATGTGATATTCCCGTTGCTCTCTTATAAGGCATATAATGACCCACCGAGTAGGGTATACTTTAGCCCAATTTTATATCCAACATTAACGGGTTCAAGTGCGTTGAACATTGTCAATTCTTCAAGAAATGTTATGAGAACTGACAGATTACCATCATCTGATTATATCGATAGTGGTGTTATAAATGGTAGTGTTAGTTTATTACAACAAAACGTAGGATTTTCTGCTTATATTATTGGTGGACAAGGAGCACCCATTAATGTAAGTGGTTACGATACAGGTGCATCTCAAGTTAATGCTGATATTGAGGGTCAACTTGCTAGTGTCAATGTGTTAGAGTCATTAAGTACTTGTGAGAGAATGGTTGGTCTTAATTGTTATAGTGGTAATAGTGTTAATTTTGGTGTTACTGCGGGATGTCAAAGTAGTGATTCAGTTCAAAATGGGTGTTATGTTTTTGCGGTTAATCCTTGGACAGATTTACAAAAAGATTTAAGGGCGTTTAGTGAGTGGGGATTTAGATTTAGATTTTTCTATGGGTTATGTCGAGGTGTTTTATCTCAAACATTTACCAACAATTGGGTAAATGGTTCATTATACACATTTCCAATACAAGTTGATACTTATTTTGACCAACAAAATAAACCATTACCACCTCAGTTTGCCAAAGAACTTGTTTATTTTGATGATAAGACTAATAACTTCTATTACAGAAGTTCACCTTATTTGTCAGGAACAACATCACCAAGATTTATTGGAAGACCAACTCTTGGATTAATAAACCCCGTTAATGACAGAAATTTATTGTTCCCAACAACAATTGTTAATTTGGGTATTAAAGATGATTTTTATCAAGAAATAATTTTTGACCCGTCAGCTAAAGGGTACATAATGAATACATTAAATCCAACAAGTTATTCGGATACTTCAGATTTGGTAAATTTATTTGTTATATCTCGTATTACAGACGAAGGATATTTGGCTCAACTTTTTACTTTTGGTAATAATGGATTGAATCAATTATTTACCAGACCCGATAGAAGAATTGATGGTGATTTAGCTCAAAGTATGTCAATTAATTCTGAGTATGGTGTAATACCTTTTTCACCTGAGTTTTATAGTGTTTATGGTACAAGTAATGACCCTGTTGTTATTTTGGGTGGACTTGATGACCCAACAATGGGTGTTTTCTTTTCTTCTACCACAGTTGATTTACAAAACAAAGACTTCTTAACGCCTGGAGTTATTGATTTTAGACCATCAAATAATGCAAATGCTATAACATATCCTTATGGTATTAAATCTCAGTATGTACCGTTTTATCAGTGGGGATTAAATCAACCATCAATACAAAGTATTTTTGGTTCACAATACAATGATTGGGTTACAAATCAATCATCAAATATTAATACTTCAGGTATTTTTGGATATAACTATCAATCATTAGATAGAAGAAATATTGGGTCGCCAAGTTATTTTATTGGGTCAAATTCACAAGTAAGTGATATATACGAAAGAGGTTATATCTTTAATGTAAACCCTAATGGTTCATATTCTTACAATGCGGGAACTTATCCAAATAAATTCTTAGTTAGCGCTCCATTCCATTTTTATTTTGGAGTAAATAAAGGATTAACTGCGTTAGATAAATTTAAAACAAAATATTCTGTAGGTGAATAAGTTTACAATTATACCGAGTAGTCAGGAATATCAGGCGGCTCCATCAGTTGACCAAGATATCACTATTACTTTAGAGCAACAGAGTCAACAAATGGTTGAATATGACCGAAGTCAAAGTATTAGTTTGGCTCAAGTATTTGATGATGAAAGACAAAGTAGTGGTATATTCAGACCCACATTCAAAGTTAATTATTTGTATGGTAACACATATACAGGTACTACTGAATATGTTCCATTTAGAAATACTTTATATTATGTTAATCCCGAACAATCTTTTGTTAGTACTATATGGAAAGGATTTCCACAATATTATGAATTTGATTTTTATAGGCCTAACATATCTGACCAACATATTAATTATGTTGCAAAAAGTGCCTACACATACAATTGGACATATTATATTAGTTATGCTCAAAGTAACAATTATTTAAAACAAATGTCATACACATTAAATAATAGTAGTTATGATTGGTATGCGTCCGAAGGTATTCCATTTTCAATTATTAATGGAACTCAAAATGGTAGTAATGTTATTAGATTTCAATGTATTGCACCACACGGATTAACTGTTGGTGAGTATGTTGAATTACCTTTCTTTTATAATCAATTAAATTTATTCCAAGTTTATTCATTGGGTAATAACCAATTAGATAGTGACCCCTACGTTTTTAACCTATTCAATTTTGGATATACGGGTACCACATTTGCCAATGGAGTTACGGGAACATTTAAAAGAGTTATTAATCCTGATAATTTATTGGAAACAAAGTCAAAATATTATGTGAGGGAACATAAAATTTTAACAAATGTTGGAGATTGTATTATGGTTAAAAATGCGTTTGAAAAGAATCTATTTAACGAAGAGAGAAAATTTGAATATAGTTCAATAACACCAAACCAAATTTCAAGAATATCTCAAAAGACTAGTAGTAATTCATATAATGTTACGGTCAATTACGATTTAGATTTAAATGGAGTGTTGGATAATCAAAAACGACCTGTTAGTGAATTATTTTTAACTATTATTAATAAAGGATATACGGGATATTTTAATCAACCAAATAATGGTATAGGGTTAAAACAAGGTTGGGAGTTTAATTTGACAAGGCCAATAAGTTCTTGGTGGGATTTAAAAAATACTTATTCCGATACAAACATACAAACATCAAATTATACTTTGACTAGTGGTGTTACAAAAACATTTTATTATAATCAAGATTTAAAAAAAGATGATTTAATTGATGGTGACTTTTGTGAGTGGAATGATTATAACCAAATTGAAAGGGTTATTTCACCGTACTATCAAAAACTGAATTACAATCAAAACGTATTTCAAACTACTGAAACATATTCAACAAATAGTCCTGGATTTTATTACAAACCCCACACATCAATGAGGATTAGAGTTTTCTCTGATTATGTTGAGACTGCGGTTGCGGAACAAGTTGAAAATGTGCCTTTCTATTCTTTTTATTCTTCTGCCGACCAATCGTTTAGATGGAGAGACATATATACTTATGGGTTTAAGGATAACCTTGAAAGGGGTGTTGATTTCCCATTTATGAACAGCGCTCAATATCCATATCAAGAAGCCATCTTTAGATTAATACCTGAAGGAATAAACTATAACTCTTTAGGGGTTCAGTACCCAATTAAGCCATTGTTTGATGAGTGTGAATAAAGTTAAAATTAATTTAGACGGTTTTGTTGACCGACAACTTACAATCCCCATTCAGTTAACGTGGGACTATGTTGGGTTGGACCAAAGTATTGATGAATACGAAAGTAAAATCATTACTGAGGTTATTGGTGTTGGTAGAGATTTTGAGGTAACTCGATTTGCTCATGCACCTTTGACAGGTACAACAACTGAACCAACGGATATTAAATATGAGTTTAATTTTTATTCAGGAGGTTCTTTAAATGATGCTACAAATTGGAAGTCCAATTATCAGGTGGAAGGGTTTACAACTCAAGAGATTTTTTATTATACAAACAACTTTACCAATTCATTTTTTAAATTGGATTTGTATGACAATGTTGATGAAAAAAGACAGACCAATTATATAACAATTATTATACCGACACAACAAGGGTTAAAGATGGACGCAATCATGCAGACGACACCTGTTAGTATTAAAAAACCATATTTTGTTTTGGACTATGTTGGAGACAAAGAAGGTTTCTTTATCTATTGGTTAAAGAAAAGAACATTTTTGGATATCAAAACATTTTATATGACTGCCAAGTTCTATGATGCAAAAAATGGATACTTTACAAAGATGATGAATATGCCACAATCATCATTACCTGGTAACAAATATATCTTTGATGGTTCACAATATTTTTATTATCGTGTTGAATTAAATTATGAAAAACATGATTATCAAATATTCAACATGAATCCAAATCAAACAATATATCTTAATGATGCTCAAAGGGCGGGTACATTGGAACCCATAAAATGGTATGAATATGTTAACCCATAATGGAAGATTTTTATAATATTATAATATCACCTGAAACAATTAAGGGTGACTTGTTTATTGTTAATATGCAAGGTGAAAACGTTGGACCAACTTATACTGGTGAAACGACTGGTGTTTATTCGGGGATGACCCAAGTATTGACTGCGGGACCAAATGGAAGTTCAATATTATCAGGAATTACAATTCCAATTTTATTCAGACAAACTGCGGTTGACGTTGGTTACTTTAGTCCATTTGATGGAGCGGTATTACAGAAAGATGTGGTTGCCAATTTTATATTCTCATCAACAACTTCAAACCCATATGTTTATAATGTGTATAATACATCAAGTGAGTTTCAAAAATTTCTTGATTTATCATCTTATAAGGTTAGTTGGGGTGATGGGACGCCATCGCAAACCATTAGTTCATACACACCCAATTCAATCGTACACACTTATCCTGTTGCAATTGCTCAATATACAATTACATTGGAACAAACAAATCCGTGGGGAATTACAAGAGTTTCCAAAACAATCACGACACCATTTTCTGATGTGGTCATTAATAACCCAAATGGTGAAGCGTTTTTTATTCCTGTGGGTGGTAATTGGATTGAAACTCCAATCAGTTATAACTACATATTTTCAGGAGATGCCGTTAACGAAGTATCTGCTCAAACATCAAATAATTTTACAACGGTTCCATTTACGGTTTCAGGTTTAACAAAATCCAAACTTAATGAGTTGGCGATGTATGGACCATTAAAATTCCAAGTTGGAGTTCCCGTTATTAAGAACGGTCAAATATGGGGGGCGATAACTAATACTGCAACAACATTCACCGCCTATACAGTTAATTTGGTTGATTACTATGATTACATAGACGGGACAACAATATTTTTTGAACAATCTTCAGGATTTACAGAGAATAATTTAACACAAAGACCAATAACAAAAGAGGAAGTTTTAATCAAAGTTATTGACCAACCACAAATACAAACAAATGTTTTTGTTGAACGAGGAAAGAATTCAGCATACGAAAGAATCCAAAGATTAGGGGAGGTTGACAATTTAGGTGACATGATTAATTACGGATATGGATTTTTTAACGTTGAAAAAAAGAACTAAACTATTTATAAGATAAAATAAGATATGGCAATCGGTTCATACGGCACAATTAGACCTTCAGACGTTTCACCTGAAGACGTAGAGATTATATTAAATTATACTCCATCAAGGGATGTTACGAGTAATTTCGTCCTAACACAACTTGATGCACAAACAATTCTTAAACCTTATTTCAACAACACAGAAACAGGTGGAAACGCTGGTGTTGAGGTTTTGGGTGGATTATACAACTTAACATTACCTGCTGAGCAGTTCAACGCTCTTGGGATTTACACACTATACTTAAGACCCGCACAAATCAGAACAAGAATTACTGATTGTGGTGTGTTAAGTGCTTTGCCAAACGTAAAAGGAATTGTGATTGATATTTCAAATGTTCCAACACAATATCAAAATAAATTTGTTCCACAAGGATTGGTTGGATTTAGAGTTGAATATTTAAATCCTGATGGTTCAAAAATACCAAATTTCTTTAGAGTTATTACATCATCGTTCTTTTGTGAACCTGTGGTGACAAACCAAACAAATACAACACAAAAAGCAATTAGATATAGATATGTTGATGGAAATTCAAATTTAATATTCTTGACTTTATCACCATCATCATCCCCAACTAACAATCCAAACGCAACACCATTTATTGGTCAGCCAAATCAAAACATTATTATTTCAAATACATTTTTTAACCCAATTACTTTGGAAGTTGAAATGGTTGAATACGACGTATCATCTCTTGCAATTGCTCTTTATGGTAATCAAACCAAATCAATTGATGATGGTGTTTATACAATATATGACTCTGAAAATAACATATACAGACAATACAACTTGTATGAAATTAGAGACCAATTTAATGCATTGTTATATGAGGTTAGACAAAGTAGAGGTAATAATATTGATTTCAGTAAAAACTTTACAAACATAACTGGTTAATGGCAGTAAACACAACAAATACTAAATACTTTTATCCACCAAGACCAGGTAATGGCGGGGGGACTTTCTCTGACAACATTGTAGGATTACAAACTGTCGAGGGTGGAGGACTTACGCAAGGTAATTTTGAGTTTACAACAGGAGTAACAGAAAAAGTTAATCGTACATTCAATGTCGGAGCGTTCTCAGAACCAATGACTTTGGATATGATGAATATTGATAGTGTTGAAGAGAGTCGAAGAATACTTGCAACTCAATTTAGAGTTTATCCAAACTTTGATATTACTCAAGTTCTTAACTTTTCGATGTATGGTTCTCTATCTGAAAGATTTAGGGTTTCAATTACTCGTGTTATTAATTATTTCCCAGCGTCTTTAGATATTATATTTACTAATAGTGATTTCTCAACAGGTAATACTGCTTATGATATTGTTTATGATGTTCAAAATGATGAAACATATTTCAAGGTTAATGTTGATAGAATAAAAAATCCATTTGATATTGATTATTCTATTAGTGCGTCAACTAACTTAACATTGAGAGAGTTAGATGTTTCGCCATATAGAAATCTTAACAACACTTATTTAGATTATTGTGTTAGCATTGATGATAATATCTATAAGGTTTTGGCGTTTATTCCGTCTACCACATTAACATCAGGTGATATTACATTTTACGTTTCTGGTTCACCATTTGGAACAACGGCAACCACAATCCAACAAGAATATCAAATCAGACCAAATGATTATATTGTTGACAAAATATTTCAAGAAAGTTTTGATGAGGTTGAAAAATTCTTACTTAATAGATTAGTTAGACCTGAATATACTGCGGTATTTCAAGTACCACAACAAAATGAATTTGGTCAAACATATACGGATTATCAACAAGTGACTTGGCCAAAAGATGGTCCTTGGAACTTAGATATTAGTTCATTCTTATTTGACTCATACTTGGAACAAATCCAAGCAATTGCGGTTAATTTGGATTCGTTTAAGACCAATTTAATTTCAAGATTCTTAATTTCAGATTCTTTAAAAGAATTTGATACTTTGGGTAGAAAAGTTGAAAAGATATTCCAAATTTACGGTAGAAGTTTTGACCAAATAAAACAATTTATCGAAGGGTTGGCTTACATGAATTCTGTAAACTATAATCCATCAAATGATATACCTTCACAATTATTGGCTAATTTATCTCAAACATTAGGATGGTCATCTAATTTTTCACCAATTACAAATGAGGATTTCTTATCATCTGTTTTTGGTAATACATCGACACCAACTTATCCTGGTTATGCTCGAGCTTTAACGCCAACAGAATTAAACTATGCATATTATAGAAATTTAATTCTTAATGCCTCATACCTTTTTAAATCAAAAGGTACGAGAAGGTCTGTTGAATTTTTATTAAGATTGATTGGAGCACCTGATTCACTAATTGAATATAATGAACACATTTATTTGGCTGACCAAAAAATTAATCTTGACCAGTTCTATAATCAATGGGCTCAAATTTCAGGTGGTACTTACGTTCAAGAAACACCATCTTATGCTGTAGGTCAAACATATAGTATTTATGGACAAATTTATACTGCATTTACAGAAACCGCAACATATACTGATACTAATATAACATTAGCAGCATACCCTATAGATTTTGAAGGATATCCAAAAGCTCCTGTCAATACGGAAACATACTTCTTCCAAATTGGTGCTGGTTGGTATGAAACTACACCATCACATAGAAGTCCTGATAATGTTGTACTTACGGGAAATGTTTACACAGGACAAAACTTTAGTATCCAAACACAATTACAACCGTTTACTTACGGTCAGACTTATTTGAATAGATTTAGGGACTTCCCTTATATGACGGAAGGATTTAAACTTCAAAAAGTTGTTGATAATAATAAATCATGGTTAGCGGACGATGATAAAATTAGAGTTTCAACTCAAGGAGATTACAATGCATACTACTTTATCGATAATGAAAAATTAGTATTAAACGTAAAGAACGTTGACATATTCTTAAATCCGGCCCAAGGTCTTGTTTATGATGTTTGGGACCAATCAAGAAGATATGATTACCCAATTCCTGAATCAGGTTTAACCGTTGGTTATCCTGTACCAGGTGGTGTTGATTGGACATATGTTGACCCTAAGCCTAAGAAGAAAACATTCTTTGAATTCTCTCAAACTTTTTGGCAGAATATGATTAACACTCGAAACAGACAATACATCTCTGATGGTAAAACGGGTGGTTATCCTACATTACAATCTATTTGGTGGAAATACATCGAATCAGAACAAACTGTCGGGTTGCCCAACAACAAGTACACGTATCAAAAGTTAATCGATTACGTTAATGGTATAGGTCCTTATTGGACTAAGTTGGTGGAACAGATGGTTCCCGCAACAACCATTTGGAATGGCGGGGTTAGATTCGAAAACTCTGTACTACATAAACAAAAGTTTGTTTATAGAAGACAAAGAGGTTGTCAGTTTATACCAGTACCTGTTGACCCATGTTATATTATATCAAACATTTTTGATTACACATGTAATTCAGAGTATGTTGAATTTTATATTTATCCGTGGTTAAATGGTGATATTAATGTATCTGATTTTAATAGTATTCTTGCAAATAGAATTAATAATATGTTATCATCAAGTGGACTAACACTTAATGAATGTTATCAAAATTCAGTTCAGACAGAATGGTATGTTGATTTAAGAATTAATAACCAAATCATAATTCAAGATAGTTTTTATAATGGGTATGGTTATAATGATGTACCAACAGATTCGCAGTGGAGAAACGCTTTAATAGATTATCTACCAACTTTATATGGTTATGGCTACACATATTTCTTAAATGGTAATACATTAACAATAACTAATTTAGGATGTGTTTCCCAAAATTTACAAGAAACGGTAGTTTTAAACGTAGGAATAAATATTAATATAAATTGTACTAGATAATGTCAGTGTTTAATTATAACATAGCGGTTACGGGGGATTGTTCAAATACAAACTCAGGGTCAATTAGTTTGACTTTGACTGGTGGTACTCCACCATATACAGTACAATGGTTAAGTCCTGTATTATCACCTGATATTGTTACAACATCACCTGCGGTTAAAACGGGATTAAGCGCCACAACATATGCGGTTAGGGTTAATGATAGTACCCTACCAACAAATAGTGAATTTTACATTAATATACCAGTATCAAGTGGGGTATGTGCAAGTATTCTTGGAGTTATGGGAACAACATGTTCTGAAAATAACGGGGCAGTTACAGGAACATCGACATCTGATTATTCCTCAACAAGTTTTTATTTATATCATGGAGATGGGGTATTTTCTCAATCTGCAACTACAAGCCAATCTACCGTTGAATTTGGAAGCCTAACAGCGGGAACATATTATATAACTGTTCTTGACTTGGGTGGTTGTACAGGACAAAGTGCCAATTTTATCGTTGAAGATTCCGATACATTAGATTATGGACTATATGTGGTACCAAACTCATCTTGCGGAGGTAGTGCTATGGGTAAAATTATGATTACTGGTTTAACAGGTAGTCCACCATATACATATCTTTGGAACACAAGTGCCACAGGGTCAACTGTAACTGGATTAACTGCGGGAAATTACTCTGTTAGTGTCACAGATTTTTATGGATGTGTGACAACAAAGTCTGCAACAATTGTTGATGTACCGCCAATAGGGTTGGGAATATTTACAGCAACGGAACCAACTTGTTTTTCCGCCGATGGAGTTTTAACCATTCAAATTACGGGAGGAACCGCACCTTATTACTATTCTGCATCCACAGGTCAAGTGGTGGTCCAATATCCGACATCATGGTCAATATCTGGATTATCACCAGGAAATTATTCTTTCCAAGTTACCGATGCAGCTTTATGTACAATCACGGTAGGTACAACTCTAACATCACCAAATGGTATAACGTCTGTTAGTATTTCAACACAAGGTTCAACATGTTCAAGTAATGGTGGTTCAATAACTGTTTCGGTTATTGGAGGTACATCGCCTTATATCTATACTTTAATTTATCCTAATGGGAATACATTAAATGTTAGTAATAATCAAACCACTCAATTATTTTCAAATTTAGCTTCGGGAACATATTCAGTTTCGGTTCAAGATGAATCGGGATGTTTTTATATGGATGAGGTTACATTATATGCTACTAATACCTTTACAATTTCCACTGAAACTACAGGAACAACTTGCAATCGTGATAATGGTTATATCACAGTTAACAAGAGTGATGGGGGAGAATCTCCATTTGACTATTCATTAGATGGTTTAGTTAATATAAATGATACTACATTATCTGCAATTACATTTGATAATGTTTCATCGGGACAACATACAATTACCGTTACAGATAGTACGGGTTGTACCCAAACTACTCAAGTATATGTTGGGGAAAGTTCACCGTTAGATTATAGTTTATATAGCACTTCCTGTGGTACAGGTTCTGATGGGATGTTAACTGCATTTATCTCATCTGGTACTCCACCTTTCGTATTTACTTGGTCTGATAATATACCTAATAACCCACAAGAAATTACTGTCACAGGTTTAACAGGTGGAACATACAATTTAACAATAGTTGATGATAATGGATGTTCATTATCAAGAACTACCAGTATTACTTGTGATGCGGCATATGTTTCTTATCAAACTTATGTAATGGGGTCTCAAGTGTTTAACATTCAATCACAAACTAAGTTTGGATTGTTACAAATGTTGAATGTTGGATTTGATGATTTAACTTCGGGAAATACAAGTTGTAGTTTAATATCTGCAACTTTTACAGTTAAAGTTTCCGTAAATCCTTTAGGTATAACAACAAGTGATACGTTCTTTACAACAACATCTTTAAATGTTGCACCAAGTGATAATGATTATTATGATACAGTTGTTAGTTTATTAAATACAATACCTGGTATTGGTGTAATAACGGTAGATTCTGCCAATAATCAAATAATAATTCAAACAAGTCCAACTAACAATAGTTTAAATGGTCAGGAAATTATTATTGAATTGATAATCGTTTATGATACAATTTGTTTAACATGATACAGGTAAGAATAACGGAAATATCGGGAGGTACATACCCAATTGATGTCTATATATCAGATGTATATGGGAACTATCAAACTTTACTTGGTACTATAAATACAGGACCCGTTCCACCTACAGTTGAATATAATAACACAATACCTTCAATATTTAATACTGCTCCTGAGATAATGTTAACCTTAACGGATAACAATGGATGTAGTATTTTTAAATTATTACAATGTACTTTTGGTTGTACTTTCCAAATTACTATTGAATTGGCTTCTTGTGTCGTCAATATTGATATTCAAGAAGCAAATTGTAATTTTTCTATTGTATATTCAGACCCTTCTTGTGTAATATAAGATATTTTTATTTTTATAATAATCTGTTTTATTTTTTTTTTATTCAAATAAGATAGTCGTGGTATTTATTAAGTAAAACAACGAATGTCGACTTACTCTATATTAGTAACAAATAATGCACCTGGATGTGGAACTGAAATTGAACAACAATTAACAGTAACAGGTTGTACCACATATATTGTTAGATTAGCATCTAATTCAAACGCCTTAGGACCATTTAATGTTTATGTTGACAATGTAATTTATTATTCCGCACAAACAAGAACAGACATGTTTAATGGGGTTGTTGTAACCCTTGAGTGTGTAACGCCAACACCTACACCAACACCATCAGTAACTTCAATTGCCACAACCCCAACGACTACACCAACAAATACACAAACACCAACTAATACTGAGACGCCAACTCAAACCCAAACACCAACCAATACTGAAACACCAACTCAAACTCAAACACCGACAAATACTGCTACTCAGACTCAAACACCGACAGTAACTCCAACAAATACACAAACACCAACTAATACTGAGACGCCAACTCAAACCCAAACACCAACCAATACTGAAACACCAACTCAAACTCAAACATCTACTCAAACCCAAACTCCAACTCAAACCCAAACTCCAACGGTAACTACAACTGCAACACTTACACCTTCTCCGACAGCATCTGTTGGGTTAACTCCTACTGCGACTGAAACTCAAACTCCTACACCAACTGAAACACCAACAAATACACCTACTAATACTGAGACTCCAACATTAACCCCTACTCCAAGTGTCACACCCGCTGGTGTTATAATTAATCTTGAAGCATTCTATTCGTCTGGTTCAATTTATGCAGGTTATGGTGCCACTGCGTCAACATTGTCTGATGTTGCACTTAACATATCATTTATTGACGAAATAGAAACAACGGGAATCCCAATTTTTAATTCGGTAAATATTGTAATTCCGTTTGGGGAAACAACAGGATTTACACAAACCGTATTAAACGATGTTTATACCGACGCAACTCAAATATCTATTTTTAATAACCTTATAGTTAGTGCGCCTGGTTCAATTTATACTTATGCATTTATTACAGGATATACGTATAACGCAACACCTACGCCTACACCAACACAAACTCAAACGCCAACTAATACTGAAACTCCAACAAACACACCTACAAATACTGAAACACCGACACAAACTCAAACACCTACAAATACTGAAACACCGACACAAACTCAAACACCTACTAATACTGAGACTCCAACACAAACTCCTACAGAAACACCAACACAAACTCAAACACCGACTAATACTGAAACACCAACATCAACTCAGACACCGACTAATACAGAAACTCAAACACCAACACCAAGTACAACTGCAACTGCAGGTTCAACACCTACTGCAACTGAAACTCAAACACCTACCCCAACTGAAACACCAACTCAGACACCAACAAATACTGAAACTCCAACTCAGACACCAACAAATACTGAAACTCCAACTCCAACACAAACTCAGACACCAACAAATACTGAAACTCCAACTCAGACACCAACAAATACCGAGACTCCAACACAAACTCAAACACCTACTAATACTGAGACGCCAACTCAAACTCAAACTCCAACTAATACTGAAACACCAACAAATACACCAACAAATACCGAGACGCCAACTCAAACTCAGACACCTACAAATACAGAAACACCTACTCAAACTCAGACACCAACAAATACTGAGACTCCAACAAATACTCCAACAAATACCGAGACGCCAACTCAAACTCAAACACCAACTAACACAGAAACACCAACTCAAACTCAAACACCAACTAATACTGAGACTCCAACTAATACACCTACAAATACTGAAACGCCAACCCAAACTCAGACACCAACTAACACTGAAACGCCAACCCAAACTCAGACACCAACAAATACTGAGACTCCAACGAATACACCAACACCAACGGTAACTCAGACACCAACTAACACAGAAACACCAACTCAAACACCTACACCAACACCAACTAATCTACCATTCTCGGCTTACATTTTCCCTGAACCAAGTGATGTTAGTTCAACTAATAATCTTGGTCAATATATGTCAGATAATGGTGCCGTTTCATTCTATGGTTATTGGCTTAATGGTCAGGTTGCTCCGGCCGCAGGACCAAATTATTCTCCTGATTTGGACGTTTATGCTCATTTCTCAGGTTGGTCAACTACTGTTGATGGGTTCCTAACGCCTGTTACAACTTTGGCAGGACCAATAAGACAAGTTTCTGGTTCGGGTAATGATTCTTATGGTTGTGGACAAAATCAATATACGTTTGGTACTATCGCGGTAGCACCTGGACAAGTAGACCCTAGTATTCAATACTTCTATTCAATTTGGGTACCATTGGCGGGTGTTGGAGGTACAATGACAAATATGACGGTAGATATTGGTACTGGTAGTGCATGTGCAACTAATGTTATCAATGATGGTACGCCTGACCCAGGTTTATCAACACAAAACGTTATCGTAACTTCAGGAGCAGCCATTCCTGCAGGGACTTATAGAGTATTATGGTTAGGTTCGTATGCTGAACAACCAGTGGCACCTCCATTGTCTGTTACAATCTACTTTAAGGGGGACACTAAAACATAATATAAAAACATATTTTTAATATAAACAAAACAACATGTCATTTCCATATAAAAATCCTATAACCGCAAGTCAACTTTCAGGTTCTGAATCCGTAACAAGGACAGCAACATTTGGTACTAATTTTTCTGTACTCCAAACAGGTGGATATATGGAGGTATATTCACTTTCGGATTTAAATTGGTCGACATACGGTGTAACATCAGGAGCAATTCAAAATTCTGGTAATACAATACCAATTCAATTCACGAAAGGAACGGGAAGTGCATTTTCACGTGATGTATTAACGTTAAATTCTGATAATATATCTTCAGGTAGAAGGAGATTAGGTATGCAAGTATTTGTTCAGGAAACTGAAACTGTATATCAATATACAATACCAAATTATGATACACTATGGAATGCGTTGACAGGATTAACAGGTAACTCTGGAATTACTGTTACTGACTATGCAACATCGGTTAATGACCGTTCACAAGCGGGTAGAGATTTTATTAACGCTTGGACTGGTTCGACAATTGAAGGTCAAAGTGGGACAACAGTAGGAGATGCTCGTTGGAGGATATTTTATGGTAGTGACGTTCAAATTACGGGTGGTACATATTTTTCAGGTACATCAGATTTAGATTTATATAATAATACTGGCGGTACAATAACAATTACAGGTTTAACTGCTCCAATTACAGGTGGAACTTATAATAGTGGTAGCCAAACTTTAACTCTTACCAATTCACTTGGTGAGGATATTCAGGTAACTGGATTTACAAGCGGTGGAGGTGGAAGCCCTCTTACAATTTATGATGCCACGTCAGGTGTAACGGCAACAAACGTTACAGGTATGACTTTTTCAGGTGCTTCTGTTATAGATAACGGAAGTGGTAATGTAATAATTAATTTTACAGGTGGAACAGGAACATCGGGTACTAGTGGTACTTCAGGAACTTCAGGAGAATCAGGAACTAGCGGTACATCAGGTTCAAGTGGTTTAAGTGGAGTTGATGGTTCAAGTGGTTCTTCAGGAACTAGCGGTACATCAGGTTCAAGCGGTTCAAGTGGCTCTTCAGGAGAATCAGGAACTAGCGGTACATCAGGTTCAAGTGGTTCAAGTGGTTCTTCAGGAGAATCGGGAACTAGCGGTACATCAGGTTCAAGTGGTACTTCAGGAGAATCGGGAACTAGCGGAACATCAGGTTCAAGCGGTTTAAGTGGAGTTGATGGTTCAAGTGGTTCTTCAGGAACTTCAGGAGAATCAGGAACTAGCGGAACATCAGGTTCAAGCGGTACTTCAGGTTCTTCAGGAACTTCAGGAGAATCAGGAACTAGCGGAACATCAGGTTCAAGCGGTACTTCAGGTTCTTCAGGAACTTCAGGAGAATCAGGAACTAGCGGAACATCAGGTTCAAGCGGTACTTCAG